CACCCAAGTAGCCGGGTTTGTCGAGCTACCGGCACCGCCGTTGGCTGAGAGGGGCATCTTGGCCCAGACCTTCGAGCCATCTTGCTTGCTCCGCTGCACGTTGCGCCACAGCACCCACCGGTCCAGCGCTTGCAGGTCTCGGGGTATGGCGTCTAGGCTAAGAGCCAGTACGTTGGGGCGGGTCATGCTTTGTCACCCCGCAACAACATCCCAGTTGGAATGCCGCCAGCTTGCAGCATTGCTTTGCGCAGGCCGTTGTAGCTATCCGACTGGATTAGCGCTGCAATAATGGCGCCGTGGTGCTCTTCGCTAATTTCCATTTGATCAACTGCGTCTATGCAGTCGGCCAAAAGATCCTTGTAATACTCAACGCGAGTAAACATACCGTCTCCTAAATACAACACCGGCATCCGGCCGGTTCGGTTTAATTCGGCATCCCGCCAATCGGCAACAGGTGCAGGAGGGCTCGCTGTACCTGAGTCTGGAAAGCGTTGACCGCCTCGTCGTCACAAGAGATGAACACCCGCACGCCATCATCTTCCACGTCAAACACCAACTCCGCGCCCTCTGCAATCGCACGCATGGCGTCCACCGACAGGGCCAAACGCAGCTCGATCACTTGCGGCCCTTCAGCGCTGCCCAGTCGATGTCCGGCCTCAAGTCTTCAGCTCGAAAACCCAGCTTCAGCAGTCGTGAGATCCGTACCAGTTCCGGCACCCGTGACATTGGTATTCGGCCCTTGCTCCCCCACAGTGACACGGCCTGAGAACGTATGCCAAGATGGTGGGCTAAGGCGACTGGGCCGCCGAAGCGGTTGACTATTTCGCGAGTGTTCATAGGTCGGCATGATAGCGTTGTTTACACGACACAATAAAATTATTTTTACAGGCCCCCGAAAGCGCTGTTATCATTTCGGTTCTAAACCAGCCTACAGGACAAAACCATGAACGACATGTACCAGCGGTTCTTGAGCCTATTCAAGACCCCATCACCAGTGGAGATTGCTGCCCGGGAGCTCGACGAAGCCCGGCGCCAGCTGCTCCAATCCCAGAGTGCTGCCGAGTATGCAACCCGCATCTCGGCTTATCACCTCGACCGCATCAAGCGCCTTCAAACCTACATCAAGGATCAGACATGATAACCATCACCATCAACCCGCAGACCGCGGAGCAAGTGCAGATCTTGGCCGCGGCCATGGTCAGCCTGCTGCAGGCGCCCGAAGTGGCCACCGTCACTGCACAGGCGGTGCTCCCGCCAGAGCAGCCGGCTAAGAAGGCCAAGGCGGCCAAGCCTGCCCCTGCCCCTGCCGAGGCATCCGAGCCAGTTATCGCGCTGGAGGACGTCCGGGCCAAGCTGTTGGCATACAAGGAGAAGGGCAAGTCACTCAAAGACCTGTTCGAGACTGTCGGCTGTGCGAACCTAAGCTCAGTGCCGGCCGATCGCTACGCCGAACTGCTGGCCAACATGGAGAAGATGTGAGCTACATCGTCGCATCACTGCCGCCGATCAAGTGCTTCGTCAAGCGCGAGTTCTTGTACAACGAACACAAGGGTCACGGCGAGCTTGAGCCGGCCATCTGGGTCAGCTTGAAAGCCCTGCGTGGCCAAGTGTTTCGCATCGAGTCGCTGTTGCCCAACTATGGCGCCTTGTACGACAAGTTGCCCCTGCACGCATACGTGTGGCGCGAGGACTTCTACGCAAGCGAAGCACAGGGTCTGCCAATTGACACGCTCCAGTTGTGGGACTGCATGGGTTACCGTTTCACGGTGATCGAGAAGATCGGCCTGCGCAATTTGGGAGTGAAGTTTTTGGGCAAAGACAAGAACTGGCACTTTGGCAGGTACCTGTTCACGGTTGACTTCTGCGCAGACGGCATGGACCTAGACACCGGTTTCACCGAAACCGCAGAGGAGCACAAGAGCTTCAACTTCATCCAGCTAGACAACGGCCAGTTTGCTGCACAGCCAAACAACCGTTGCCTGTGGTACGACCAGTCATTGATTCCCGCTGAGACAAAGTTTCCGGACTTTGAGGCGGCTCAAGTGATCTGGACTGTTGACGGCAGCCGCAAGTGGGCAGCCGGAGAAAATTGGTTTTACAACATAGAGGAGAAAATGTAATGTCTAAAATAAGGTTCATCATTGAAGACGACGGCGACGAAATCACGATTCAAGGCAGCGTCATGCCGCCTTTTACCGCTGACAAGACGGTGTACACCACTGCCGAGGTCATCGGCCTCTACATGCAGCAGAACATGGCCACCATCATGTCTGACGCGGTCAAGTGGGCGCAAGAGCCTGACCAGCCAAGCCTCATCGCCATACCGGGAGGACTGGTATGAACCGAACAGATACCGGAGGCCCAGCGTTTCCGCATGAAGCCCTGCGGATTGCTGATGAACTCGATACTACGCCAGCCACCCAGAGAGTCGTTTGGTTTGCCGCAGCAGGCAAAGAATTGCGCCGGTTGCATAAGGTGAATCAGGAGTTGCTGGAGGCGCTTGACACCATTAGCGGCTTGTCGCAGGCGACGTTGGCGCAGTCGATGTTTGCGAAACGTGCACAAAACGCGATAACAAAAGCAGAAAGGATGACTGAATGACCGCACACGCCAAACTGTCCGCATCGGGCAGCGAAAAGTGGATGACCTGTACTCCAAGCGCGAGGATGGAGGAGCAATTCGAAGACGAGGGCAGCGAGTTTGCACGCGAAGGCACCTTTGCCCATGCAGTCTTTGAGCAGCAGATGCTGACCTACCTTGGCCGCACCATCGAAACCTTGCCGGAAGAGCTGCTGCACTTTGATTCGTGGGCGCTTGCCGGATACGTTGACGAGGCGGCTCAATACTGCATCAAGCGAATCGAGGAGGCCCGAGAGCGTTGCAAGGACCCGGTGATCTACGTTGAGCGCAAGCTTGACTTCAGCCGCTGGGTAACTGAGGGTTTCGGCACTGGCGATCTTGTGATCATCACAGACGACCTCGTCGAGGTGATGGACCTGAAGTACGGCAAGGGCATTTACGTTGACGCCAAAGGCAACAGCCAGATGAGGCTGTACGGTCTGGGCGCGTTCAACGAGTTGGCCGATCTGTATGACATCAAAAGGGTGCGCATGACCGTGCTGCAGCCGCGTCTTAACAACTACAGCAGCGAGGAGCTCCCGATAGCCGACCTGCTCAAGTGGGCAGACGATGCGGTTGTGCCGGCAGCCAAGCTGGCTTGGGCTGGCGAGGGTGTGTTCGTACCCGGGCCACACTGCACAAGCAGCTTCTGCAAGGCCCGTTACACATGCCCAGCCCGTGCAGCGCAAGCGCTTGCCGTGGCCAAGCAGGAGTTTGCCCCCGTGCCCCCGGCGGTGGACTTCCTGACGATGGACCGGATTGCCGAGCTGCTGCCCTGTGCGGACCTTGTGATCGACTGGTTCACAGACCTGAAGACCTACGCGCTCAAGCAGGCCGAGAAGGGCACGACGGTCCCCGGCTACAAGCTGGTCGAGGGCAGGAGCAATCGCAAGTACAGCGACCAAGAAGCCGTAGCCCAAGCGCTGCGGGCAGCCGGGGTCCCTGACGAGATCGCATACGAGCGCAGCTTGCTTGGCATCACCGCCATGACAGACGCGCTTGGCAAAAAGAAATTTGCTGACGTGCTGGGTGCCTTAGTCACCAAGCCCGAAGGCAAACCAACGCTGGTGCCCGAAGGGGACAAGAGGCCAGCAATCGCATCTCGTGCAACCGCACTTGATGATTTTTCTAACTAAAGGACTAATATGGCTACCGAATCCAGAATCATCACAGGCAAAGTTCGCCTCTCTTTCACCAAAAACGTCTTCACACCTGACGAGAAGGGGTCTTACTCGATCATGATCTTGGTCGACAAAAGGGACAAAGAAACACTGGCCAAAATCAATGGCGCAGTTGACAAGTTCAAGACCGACCCCAAGGCGGTCACGATCTGGGGTTCCAAGTTCTTGGCCAGCTTCAAGACTCCTCTGCGCGACGGCGACACCGAGCGCGACACAGAGAAGTACCCTGAGTACAAGGGCCAATACTTCATCAATGCAAACACGTACAACAAGCCAAGCGTGGTTGACTCGGGGATGAACGACATCATCAACAAGTCAGATTTGTACAGCGGCTGCTACGGACGCATCTCGATCATTCCAGCTGCGTACAACGTCGACGGCAACAAGGGCATCAAGTTCTATTTGAACAACGTGCAGAAGCTGGCCGAAGGCGAGCCTCTGGGTGGAGGCGTGTCCAACGCAGCCGATGATTTCACTGCTGTTGAGGATGACTTCCTATCATGACCGAAGAAACCAAACCCCCAGTCCTGTCAATCAGGATGGTCCCCGCCGGAGTTGATCTGGTGTTGCTGGCTCTGAGCAAGTTGCCTCATGAGCAGGTCGCAGATCTACACGCGGAGATCCGCGGCCAAGCCCTTTTCCAACTGTCAGAAAACAAACCCACGGAGTAAACAGATGACAACCCGAAATCGATTAGCTGAAATGTACGAGGACTTGATCTTCTTGGAACCGGCCGTTTTTGACGAAGCGATTTTGGGTGTTGCTGACCGATTTGGGATGGACCCGGTTGTTGCTTACGACCGGACTCGAGTGATAGACATATACGCGCGTGACATGACTCGAGAAGAAGCAGAAGAGTTTTTTGAATTCAACACCATCGGTGCTTGGCTTGGCGATGCCACTCCAGTGTTCATCGACATGCGGCCTGCCGAGTGACATGACTAGTGAACGCATGAAGGCGGCGATGGTCTTAGCAGATAAGTGCTGGGAGAAAGCGTATTCCGTAGAGCCTGAGTTTGTTGAACAGTACTTGGCTTTTGCTGAAGAACTGTTGATGAGTAAACGCGAAGTGCAGGGCGACGCATTCCGTTCGTATTGCAAAGACCGGGGCCTTGTTCGACCAGAGTCTTTACATCCCAATGTTTGGGTTTCGGGGGTCAGGGCTCTCAAAACAATAGGTTGGATTGATCGCATTGGCAAAGTTGAACCTACCCAGTTGCACAACCACATGCCCACCGTTACTTTGTGGCGGAGCACGTTACCGGTATCAAAACAAATGACCACACTACGAATTGACCTTGAGACGTACAGCGATGTCGACTTGAAAAAGTGCGGCGTGCACAAGTACGTTGAGTCGGACAACTTCGAAGTG